CAATTAAGCAAATACCCAAGACACTCATTTTATTTTAATGCTATCTGAACCACAAAGACAGGTCTGTTCTTCTACTAAAAGATTTAGAGTCTTAGTTACTGGAAGAAGGTTTGGTAAGACTCATTTATGTTTAACTGAGATACTTAGAAAAGCTAGGTTCTCTGACAATGGTAAAATCTTTTATGTGAGTCCTACTTACCGAATGAGTAAGGAGATTATGTGGAAGCAACTCAAGAAGAAGGTCAAAGAATTAAGATGGGTTAAGTACATCAATGAAACAGAACTAACAGTAGTCTTAATTAATAATTGTCAGATAAGCTTAAAGGGTGCAGATAAATCAGCAGATAATCTTAGAGGTGTGGGTCTTAATTTCTTAGTCTTAGATGAATTTGCAGATATACCTGAAGAAGCATGGAGTGAAGTTCTAAGACCTACCATATCTGATAAGCACGTTAACGGAGAAGTATTGTTTGTTGGTACTCCTAAAGGCATGGGTAACTGGTCATTTGAAATGTACCAAAAGGGTAAGTCAGAAGACCCTGAGTGGGCTTCATGGAAATTCACAACTATAGAGGGTGGTCAAGTTGAGGAACATGAGATTGAACAGGCTAAGAAAGACTTAGATGAGAGATCATTTAGGCAAGAGTATTTAGCTTCTTTTGAAACTTATAATGGAGTTGTTTATTATAACTTTGATAGAGAACAAAATGTTAAGCCATGCAAGTATGACCCTCAAGCAATTATCCATGTTGGTTTAGACTTTAACATAGACCCAATGTCAGCTTGTTTATTTCATTTAAAGAATGGAGTAGCAGAGTTTTTTGATGAAATAGTTATTTACTCCAGTAATACTGACGAATTTGTAGACGAACTACTAAGCAGATATCCTAAGAATAAAATTATTGTATACCCTGACCCAGCTTCAAGACAACGTAAGACTTCTGCTGGTGGAAGAACTGATTTAACTATCTTGCAAAATGCTGGATTAAATGTTAAGTGTCGTAATACTCATGCTCTAGTTAGGGATAGGATTAATTCTGTGAATTCAAGATTGAAGAATTTTGATGGCAAAAAAAATATATTTATTGATCCTTCTTGCAAAAACCTTATTAATAGTTTAACGAAACAAATGTACAAAGAAGGAACTAATCAACCTGAGAAAAGTGGGTACGACCATATGAGTGATGCATTAGGCTACGGAATAGAATACATCTTTCCAATTACTTCAAATCTACCACCCTCACAACCAAAGAGATTTAGCTAATGGCATATACAAGAGACGAGATTTTAAGAGAAAACGATTTATACAGTTCCTTTTCAACAAGATGGGAATACTACATCAGAAGTTATTTAGGTGGAGAAGAATACAAAGAAGGTAAATATTTACAGTCCTACCAATTAGAAATACCAAACGAATATGAGAGAAGATTAGAATATACTCCATTAGATAATCATTGTCGTAATGTAGTTAGTATTTACTCATCATTCTTATTTAGAATTAAACCAGTCAGAGAATTGGGTAGCTTAGAGGACGATCAAACTATTCCTATGTTCTTAGATGATGCTGACTTAGAAGGTAGAAGCTATAATTCATTACTAAGAGAGATGCAAACTTATGCTTCTGTTTACGGACATTGTTGGTTAATTATTGACAAGCCAAACTCTAATGCAAGAACAAGAGCAGAAGAATTACAACAAGAGATTAGACCTTATATCAATATTTATACTCCTGAGAATATTATTGATTGGAATTACTCAAGAGCAAGTTCAGGTAAATATTATTTAGATTATTTAAAAGTTAGAGAGCATAAGGACAGTCTAAAATCTGTATTTAAGATTTGGTATTTAGACAGAATAGATACAGTTGAACTACCTAATTCTGGAGTCAAAGCACCTAAACTTATAGACTCAGTTCCTAACTCACTTAATAAAATTCCAGCAGTAACTTTATATAATCAAAGAAGTCCTATGAGAGCAGTAGGTGTATCTGACTTGACGGATATAGCTGACTTACAAAGAGCAATCTATAATGAGTTATCTGAAGTAGAACAATTAATTAGATTGGCAAACCACCCTTCCTTAGTTAAGACTAGAGATGTTGATGCGTCTGCTGGTGCTGGTGCAATTATTGAGATGACAGACAATCTTGACCCAGCTTTAAAACCTTATTTGTTACAACCATCAGGACAGAACTTACAACAAGTGTTACAAACGATTGATAGTAAGATTGAGGCTATAAACAGACTATCTCATGTGGGTGCAGTTAGAAGCACAAGTGAGAGAGTAGTATCAGGTGTAGCACTTAGAACTGAATTCCAATTACTTAATGCAAGACTAGCAGAGAAGGCTAGTTTAATGCAATTAGCAGAAGAGCAGATTTGGAGATTGTACGCATTGTGGCAAGATAAAGTATTTGATGGCAAAATTATGTACCCTGATTCTTTTGACCTTAGAGATTGGGCAACTGATTTAGAAGTATTACAACAAGCTAAAGCAAGTCAAATTAAGTCTGATACTTTCACTAAAGAACTAGACAAACAAATAGCTAGAACAGTTATTGAAGATGATGACACATTAACTAAAATTGATGAAGAGATAGATCAATCAACTACAAGGCTTGGCGAGTTTCCACAGACACCTATAGAAACTCCAACAGTTTAATATGGCTAAAGACCTACTGGAAAAGTTAGGAGATTATAGGCAAACTAGAGTTACTGATTTGTCCGATACTCAAGTTGTAAGATTACAAAAGTCTTTACAGGAATTAGAGAACTTAGTCATAGCTGAAGCAAGTAAGATTGACCCTAAAAGAGGTAGTTTAAAATTAAGAACTACATTAGCTTTACAACTTAGACCTAAACTAAAACAACTTATTGAACAAACTTATTTAACAACAGTACAAACTAACATAGCTGAGTATGATAAGTCTGCCAGTTGGTTATTAGCTACCTTTAAAGAATACCCAATACCAGCAGAGTTTAAAGAGATTACTGAATTAGATTTAACTACTATCCAACAACTTAAACGAGGTGCGTATTTACCCTTTGAAGATTTAGGTAATGAATTTGCAAATGAGTTAGCACAAGAAGTTTATAATAGTACTCTTACTGGAACACCTACCGATCAGATGGTTAATAATTTAAGAGGTAAAATAAATGGTATATATCAAGCTTCAGATAATGAAGAAGCAGAAGAGTTAGTGGACTTTATTGCTAATAATCCTGATAAAGCTGAAGATGTTAAGACAGCTACAGAACGATTGCAAACTATTTATGGTAGAGATAGATTAGGTAATAACTTTAGAAGATATGCAACTCAAATGGTACAAGATTCATTAATGGGTTTTGATGGACAATTTGCTAAGTATAGAGCAGATGAACTAGGATTAACTTCCTATAAATACACAGGAACTATTATAAGAGATAGCAGACCCTTTTGTAGAACTCATGTTAATAGAGTATATACAGAAGAACGAATAAGAGAAATTTGGAGTAGCCAAGTGTGGAAGGGTAAATCACAAGGCGATCCATTTATTGTCAGAGGTGGTTATAATTGCCGACACCACTGGCAACCTACCAATCCTGATTGGGTAGATTCAGAAGGAAACTACAAATTAGATTGACAAACTCGGTAATTAAAATTAAGGAGTAAACATGGACGAGAATAAGAACTCGGTAGAGCAAACACAAGCTACTGAAAATAATGTGGAAACAAAACCTGAAGTTTCTAAGGAGACTGAAAGTAAAGTTGAATCTAAAGTTGAATCTAAAGCATTTACTGAAGATCAAGTAGAAGCAATAGTTCAAAGAAGATTAGACAGATATAAAAAGAATGTATCTACTAAACTTGATGGACTAGATATAGATGAAGCAAAAAAACTTTTAGAAGAAAAGAAACAGAAGGAACAAGAACTCGCTTTACAAAGAGGCGAATTTGATAAGGTGTTGAAAGATACTGTATCAAAGAAGGATAGTAAAATATCTGCTTTGGAATCTGAGTTACAGAAGATTAGAATTGACGAAACATTAGTCAATACTGCTTCTAAGCTTAAAGCGATTAATCCTAATGAAGTTAAAGCTTTATTAAGACAATCCTTAAAGTTAAATGACTCAGGTAGTGTTGAGGTAGTTTCTGAAACAGGAACTCCAAGATACAATGAAAAAGGCGACATAATGAGTGTAAACGAATTAGTTGCTGAGTATCTAAACAACAATCCTCATCATGTGGTTGCTACTCCAAGTGGTAGTGGTTCACAGAGTGGGATTGGAGGCAATACACTAAAGCCTTTTAATATAGCTGATTTGGATTTGAATAAAGCAGAAGATCGTAAGGTTTATGCAGAACACAAAAGACAAAGAGAGAGTGGTGGGTTGAAGGCAAATTTAATAATTAACAACTAACCATAAGGAAATAACAAACATGGCAAACGAAACAACCAGTTCTACACTAGCAGAACTATACACAGACGTTATACAAGAAGCGATCTTCAATTTTCAAGAAACTTCAGTAATGCGTCCGCTAGTAACAACTTATAACATAACAGGACAAGGTAAAACTGTTCAAGTACCAGTTTATCCAGCAATTTCTGCGGCGGCTGTTGCAGATGGAACTGACCTTGCAAACACAGCGATTGACCCTACATCAGTAGATATTACTGCAAGTGAGATCGGTGTAATGACTACACTTACAGACTTAGGTAGAGATTCTGCTCAAAGAAATGTAGGTTCAGACATTGGTAAATTATTTGGAGATGGATTAGCGGCTAAAGTAGATACAGACTTAGCGGCTTTATTCGGTTCATTTTCTGCGGCACTTGGTGCGGCGGGAACAGAATTAACTCCTGATCTTTTATTCCAAGCACAAGCAACTTTAAGAGCATTGAATATTCCAGCACCTTACTATGGTGTATTTAATCCTAAAGCTGTTTTCAACTTGAAGAAAGTTCTAACTAATGCTGGTTACAGCACAGGTTCAAATGCAATTTCTGACAAAGGAAATCAAGCATTGAACGATGGCTTCATTGGAAGAATAGCTGGAATTGATGTATTTGAAAATGCAAACATAGCTATTGATGGTTCTGATGATTCAGTTGGTGCAGTATTCCACCCAGCATCAATCGGTCTAGCAATGAAATCTGACGTGAAAATTGAAACTCAAAGAGATGCTTCAATTAGAGGAACAGAAATCGTAGCTTCTATGACAGTCGGTTCAGCGATTGTTAAGAATAACTTTGGTGTTAAAATCACTGTAGACTCTGCACTATAATAAATAGTGTTGATAATGGTGGGGAGTAAAATCCCCACCTTTTAATAAGGAATTCAAATGGCAAATTTTAGTACAGACGCAAATTTACAATTTTACCAACCTGATATTTTAGAGTTTGGTATTACAAGTTTTACTTCTCCTAACGACTACCACGCACAAGCAAGAGAAGATATTGAAAGAGATTTAAGAAACAAATGGTGGGGTATTTATCAAAACAATAGTTCAAGAGATATTGCACACTTAGGTTCTATAGAGATGGACGGAACATTATTAACAGATACACAATGGAAAAGATGTTCTGTATTTAGAGTGATAGGGTTTTATGCTACTCCACAATTAACCAAGTTTAATAATGATGACAATAAAGATAGGTTTCAAGTAATGTTAGACTATTACCAAAAAGCTTATTATGCAGAATTTTCTGAGGTACTTAGAGATGGTGTTGAATATGACGATAACGACGACAATACTATATCTAATTCTGAAAAAGAGCCTTACGAAAGACTCAGACTCATCAGATGAAGATTATCCCCAAGATTGATGATCGTAGATTAAGAAGGAAATTAGATCATCAAATAAGAAATAATCCTAGACAAATACAAATAGCATTAGGAAGAACTGCTGAATTTCTATTAGGTTTAATTAAACAAAGAACTCAAAAAGGTAAAGACGCAGATGGTAGAAGCTTTAAACCTTACACACTTGAGTATAAAGCATTTAGGCGAAAACAAGGCAAACAAGTAAGATACCCTGACCTTAATTTTTCTGGAAATATGTTATCTAACATGACTCAAAAATCTACACCTAAACAAGCTATATTATTCTTTGCTAGTAAAGCACAAAGCATTAAAGCAGTCGGCAATCAAAAGAAAAGAACTTTTTTTGCTGTTGGGGACAGAGAAGGCAAGACATTAATAAATATATTTGCTAAAGAGTTTAAAAAGGTTTCTAAATTAATATGAGCATAAGAGAAAACATAGCTGGAAATATCATCACTGTATTAAGTGCAGTATCATCTCCTATTACTTTGAAGAAAGTAACTAGAGAGCCTTTTGATGTAGATGAGTTGTCAGAGCAACAATATCCAGCAGTATTTGTTCAATCAGGCAATGAAACAAGATCAGACGAAACTATGACTTCAACTACTGTAACCAGACAAGGTGTTGCAGATTTTGTAATTGTAGGATTTGTAAAAGGAACAGACACCAATATTGACACAAAAAGAAATCAACTAATTTCAACGATTGAAACTGCACTAGAATCTGATAGAACACGAGGGGGACAAGCAAAGATAACCCAAGTCGTAGAAGTTTCTACAGATGAAGGTACTTTGTTTCCTATCGGTGGAATACGAGTGGTAGTAAGAG